CATCTTGTTCCACCACTTTTCCATTTTGTTATCTTTTGGTAGTGGTATAACATTGACTTCTTTATCCAGTCCTTTAGGATTTTCTGTTAAACAATGGAAGGTAAAGTCAAAACTTAAATGTTCTTTACACGACTCTAATATTTTATTAACGTGGTGTGAAGAATATTTCGTTCCCCATTTAACAGTATAGATATTTAAATGTTCTATGTGCATATATTTATTGCCAATGCTTCAGTAAGTTTGGATCAACTAACTCATTCTGTTTAACTTTCCCTCTATCAGGTGTAGGTTGTGGTAGTAGATCTATATTAAAGACACAAAGGATAGGTGTTTCCCTATAAATTTTTGTTTCCAAATCGTCATCATCCCAACTACGGCCTCGGTTATACGAGTACGCATAGTCTGAAGGAAAATGATCCCATAATTTTTTACCCCAATCACCCCATCGCCATGAGTGATAGTTATCTGTTCCGTCTGTAAATGTAAACCAAATTTTATCCTGATGTTCTAATACATCGTGCCATATACATTCTGCTTGATCGTCACTCCATACTTGGCAGCTACCATTTGTGTATGCTCCATGTGATAACTTAAATCGTCTTGTTTTCATTGGGCGAGGATCTTGCCACCAAGATCTAAGCTTGGTTGGCCTTTCCATATTGTAAGTAATCAAAGGCTCTATGTCATTTTGTATGATAACATCTAAATCGAAGAATATAAATCTGCCTGTTGGTTTATCCTCAGCAAAATTGTGAGTATTAAATACCATTGTCTTAGGCCTGTCCCAACATCTAGCCATACCATATTTAAAGTCGTCTTTTTGAAACCAATACTTAGGGTGTATGTTTGGTATGTCTGGAAAAGGAATTACTTTTATATCATCATCGAAACCCTTGGCATCATCTGTATAACAGTAGAAATGGAAATCGTGTTTAGGATCTGTGTGCCTTCTGGCCATATTTTTTAATCTATTTACAAAATGAGGACCGTATTTACTACCCCATTTTGAACATACAATATTAACTCTCATATGATAACCTTGCTATAACATATTTTTTGGCGTATTGTAATCCTTCACCTGCGAGTTGATCAACAATAGCCTGACATTTTTCTTCGTAACTGTTTATGCTTGTGTGTATTATGATAGTAGAAAAAGCAGCTTCTCTTACTAACTTGACTAATCCATTTTCTGCATTATCAAATCTACCTTGTATTATAATTCCATTTTTTATTTTTAACATATTCCTTCCTGTTCATTATGTAATACTTGTGGGTTCAATTTTAATAAATTATTAAAGTACCCCTTATAAAAATCATTAGTAAATATAGTTTCTAAATTATTATTACTAATATTATTCTTGTCCCAATCATATAATAAATCTGTTTTATGTTCGGGAGAGTCGTGTGCTGTTGCAACGTTTAATGCTACATGTTTACACGGGAAAACATTTCCATTAGCATCTAAGTAAAATTGATTTTTAACTTTACCTTCGCATTCAACATGTGGACTAAAAACAATCTTTCTTTCTTTATATATGTCGTCTTGTTGAACTGTTTTTAGTGTATGAAAATCTATAAGACTATAATCAGGCATTTCCTTTTTAATTTTTTTCTTTTTAGGTTTGACTTCTTCTTTCATTTCATTTTTATATATGAAGCCAGTAAATTTATACTGTTTAGATAATGCCTTAGCTTTCTTTAGATCATCTACCTGAGATAAATGTGTCTGTGTATAATGCCAAAACACTCTACAACCTTGCTTTATTAATACGTCAGCCCTTTTTAAAACTTCTTCGTCTGGGTTCGCTGTGTTTATGTGGATAGTTATATTGCCAATATTTTTAGCATTCGCATCAAACTTGTCGTTCCATTCAGAAACAAAGTTATTATAGAACAACACACCCAAATTATTCCACCATATAAGATCATGTTCTTTTGCTTCTGTTTCCATATCAATAGCTATGCCCCAATCAGCCATTAAGTATTGACATATTTCAATTAATTCTGGATTGGTAATGGGTTCACCTATAAGTTTAATCCTTTTAAATTTAGATCTTGTTATAAAATCAAAGTCAAAGTTCTGTTCTATTAACCTTCTGGTTAGGTTTTTCTTGCCGTTGGATAATTCCATTTCAACTCTTTCAGGTAAATAAGGGTATAAATCGGTTTCCCTATTGTATCCTAATGTCAACTGATCTTTTGTAAAGTCCTCATACCAATAAGGTAATACAACTATATCGCCTTCAGTCTTTTCTGGATAGTTATGATTTGTATTTTGTATAAAAGAGAACTCAGGAACTTCATTACTATAAAAGGCATCAGTAAATGAATGATTTTGAAATGTCATATCGTCTTCCATGTCATCCCATTTTGTTAATATTTTTTCTACTTGTTCATTACGATTACAAACATAACAGAAATTACCATCTTCTAATATTAATTTATCTATACCTTTAGTCTTATAGTTAAAGAATTCTTTAGGATTGTTTAGTATAACATTAGGCGTTACAAATAAGGATACGTCTCCTGGTTGTGTATGTTGCATTATGTCTATCTCTAACCAGTCTTTTCCATACTTAGGAACATGAAAAGTTATGCCTTGTATATAACCTTCTTTCTTCTTAGTGGTTTCTAACAACTTCATTTCATCATCGTTGGTAAAGACAATGAAGTCAAAGGGTTCTATAATCAGTTTCTTCGCCTGAGTATAAAAAGCGTTTATATGTCGTTGACTATAATTGCTGTCTAGCTGATTAGCTATTAGTGTTACCATGCCAAAGTCTCAAAAGTTTCTCATCTTGTAATTCATCAATTTTAATCTGTCCCTTTGCTATCGGATGCGGAGTTAAGTCCGTATTGAATATACAAAGTTTACAGCTTTCTCTATATTTATGTCGTTCTAAATCGTCCGGATAACGCATTCCTCTATTGTAAGAGTACGACCATTCGTAAGGTATGTTAGTCCAAAATTCTCTTTGTCTCCAATAGTGATAGTTATCTGTCCCTTTAAAGAACGTTCTAAAAATTTGTTGCTCTTCAACTAACGCATCATCAAATATATGTTGACATTGATCCATGTTCCAACACATCATACTTGAATTAAAGTATGTACCACGAACTTCTATAAATTTTCTATCGTGTTTATGCCTAGGGTCTTGCCAAGTGCTATGTACAATTCTAGGTTTTAAAGCGAGTTCGTCTAAGTCGGTTATGTCGTTTTGTATTATTACGTCAAGGTCAAAGTAGGTCCATTTCCCTACAAATCCAAGCCATTCGTGAGAGTTAAACACAAGAAACTTGGCTCTGTCCCAACAATAATTCTCTTTTCCAAACCAATACTTAGGATGTAGCGGTTCTATATCTGGTATTTTTTCCGTAGAACATTTTAAACCTTTCGGCTCGTCAGTAAAACATGTAAAGGTAAACTCTTTGTGGTAGTTTTCCTGCACCATACGATACAGGTTATTTACATATTCGGGCGAGTATTTAGTGCCCCATTTGATGCAAACAAAATTCATCATATTCTTTTTCAATCTCCGGCCAGTGTGTTAGCCCATTTAATATACATATCGAGTATTCAGGTCTATATTTTCTTCCTGCAAATAGATATGAATACACTTCATGTTCTGGTAAGTGTTCAAATGTAAACCCTTCATGATATAAAAACGTATCATCTCCATTAGGATACTTTACTATATATTCATCCTTTTTCTTATTATAATATTCGTAAATATGTGTTAGATCTTCCCAAAGCATTACACTTGAGTTGAAATTGCTTAGTGGAAAGTCTGATCTATACGGAAAATCATGGATGTTCATTTGTTTTATACCTTTATCTTTCCACCACGTCCATATTATTAAGGGTGTTCCGTTGTATAAATCAAACAAATGATCAATTGGCTTCTGAATTCTAACGTCTAAGTCTAGGTATAGTATGGTTCCTAAATCATTATGTTTAAATAGATTTAATTTCTCCATACACCCTGGGTCGGGTTCATTATCCATATAAATAACTTGTATATTAGGATCCAAGTCCTTTGGATCATCAGTTACACATACATAATTAAACTTGCCTTCAGTATGTTCATAGATTGAATTGACGGCATTTGCATCATATTTGTCACCATATTTTAATGTTAAAATAGTTTTCATTGTAATCATTAATATTTATAAATAAGATAAACAACAGTTTTAGAGATTGCGAGATGGCCACAGTACAAAATATAACTATTGACCAAGGTACGACGTTTAGTCTGACGATTAATCTCACGAATGATGATAATTCAGCCAAAAATTTAGCGAATTATACAATAGCATCACAAATGAGAAAATCATACGAGGGGACGACCAAAACGGACTTTACTACGGCAAAAGTAGATGCAACAGGCGAAGTAACAATCTCATTGACCGCAGCTCAAACCACAACGGTTAAAGCAGGGCGGTATGTATATGATGTAGAGATCACAGGAACAGATCCTGTGGAAACTCTTAGAGTATTAGAAGGCCTCGTAACAGTAACCCCACAGGTAACAAAAGCAGCGTAGGAGGATAGATGGCAGTAACAGTTACACCGCAGTCCGGACTAAAGGTAAACGTAGGTTTAGGAGCCGCGCGTGTTGTTACAACACAAACTACTTCTGCTAAAGTGGGGACTTCATTAGATGATCTATCAAGTGTAGATACATCTGGTGTACAGGATGGTTATACATTAGTTTATGATACGACAGTAAATAAGTGGGTGGCGCAAACATTGTATGCAGCACCCCCAACTACAATCGATGGTGGGACATTTTAGTCACAATAACAAAACATTTAACTAGGAGAAATTAAATGGCAACAACAATTCAAATTAAAAGAAGCACGGGCTCAGCAGCCCCAGCAACTACTGATTTGGTTGAAGCTGAATTAGCGTACTCTGAAGATAGATCAGGCAGTGGTGCAGCAGCCAAACTTTATATTAGTTCCATTAACTCAGGTGGGTCGGAAGTAATACAATCGGTTGGCGGTAAATACTACACTGATATTATTGATGCAGCAGCAACAGCAAATACAGCTAGCACTCTTGTAAAGAGAGATGGTAGTGGTAACTTTGCGGCTGGCACAGTAACTTTTGGATCGCTAAGTGATGGAACAATAACAGCAACAGCATTCGTTGATGAAGACAATATGGCTTCCAACAGTGCTACGTTGATTCCAACACAGCAGTCTGTGAAGGCTTATGTGGATGCTCAAGTAACAGCACAGGATATGGACGTAACGTCTGACTCCGGTACTATAGATGTAGATCTAGATTCAGAATCTTTAACTATTGCAGGGGGCACAGGTATTTCTACAAGTGCTTCTGGAACAACAGTTACAGCTACTCTAGATAATACAGCAGTTACAGCAGCGTCTTATGGATCAAGTGCAGCAATTCCAGTAATAACAGTTGATGCTCAAGGACGTATAACAGCGGCCACTACAGCAGCAACCAGTTCAACACTGACAATTGGAGCCGATTCAGGATCTGATGACACCTTAACGGTGGGAACAGATACATTCAACTTTGCAGGAACGGCCAATGAAGTTGAAACAACAGTTTCAAACAATACTATAACTATTGGATTACCAAACAACGTAACAATTGGTGGTAACCTAACAGTTTCAGGAACAACAACAACAGTTGATTCCACAACCTTAAGTGTTGCTGATCCACTTATTATATTAGGCTCCGGCAATAACAGCTCTGACGCTGTTGACCTCGGTTTATATGGCCTATATGATACTTCAGGTTCACAAGACTTATATGGTGGTTTATATAGAGACGCTTCCGATTCAGGTAAGTGGAAACTCTTTAAAGACAACCAAGCAGCTCCAACCACAACAGTTAATACTGGTGGAACAGGTTATGCAGTAGCTACTCTTGTTGCTCACTTGGAAGATTCCAGTGTAGCAATTACAGGTGGTTCAATTACTGGCATTACTGATCTAGTAGTAGCAGACGGTGGTACGGGCGTGAGCACTTTTACAAGCAATGGTGTACTATATGGTAACGGAGCAGGAGCTATACAAGCAACTGCAGCAGGTACCAATGGATACATTATGTATTCTAATAGTGGGACACCAGCATGGACTAATACCTTAGATGGTGGTTCATACTAATTTAAATTATAGGGAATGATATGACACAACAAAATGATCAAAGTGATTTAATTAATGAATATATTAAAAACTTAGCGGCGAAAGTCAACGAGTTACAAGCGGAAAACATTTTATTAAAAACTAGATTAAGTCTTTTGGAAACAGCGAATGTGGCAAAGGTACAACAGGAACAGCAGGTGCAAGATGGCGGAGGTTTTGGAGGAGCAGCAATGACACCCAAGAAAGAAGCAGCACCTACACCTGCCCCTGAACCTAAAAAGGAACAACCTAAACCAAAAATGAGGGTTAACCAAAGGCCAGGTTCACAAAAACAAAGAGACTCATCTGGACAATTTATAGAGGAGAAATAACATGGCAGTAGTAATTAAGATCAAAAAGTCTGAAACGGCAAGTGATGCACCAACAACCTCAGATCTCGCAGTCGGAGAAGTTGCATTAAATACCGCAGATAAAAAGATCTACGTTAGGGATTCAAGCGATTCCATTATTAACGTTTCTAATTATACTGAAGCAGACCAATCCTTAATCTTCCCAAGTGGAGATTATGGAAGTGTTGCAAACGCATTAAGTGAAGATGCCTTTGGACAGTTAATAGATAAAATCTATGACTTAAAAGGGGACTACACTTCTGTTAATCCTACTATTAAGATGCGGGTCGCTACTGAAGACTTAGGCGCTTTATCATAACCAACATAGAAAATTAGGAGAGAACTATGGCAGTTACAGTACAATTTAGGAGAGGCACAGCAGCCCAGAACAATTCGTTCACAGGTGCGGCAGGTGAGGTTTCTATTAATACTACTAACAATGCTATTAGGGTCCATGATGGAAGCACAGCAGGCGGTACCGAGATGATGCTCGCATCGGCTGCAAATATTTCCGGAAACATTCCAGGCGGGAATGTATCCGGTACAATAGATGGCGGAACATATTAAATAGGAGAAAACAATGCCAACACAAGTACAATTTAGAAGGGGAACGACGACACAAAATAACGCGTTCACCGGTGCTGTAGGCGAAATTTCCGTTGATACTACTTTAGATCACATCCGGTTACATGACGGCTCAACAGCAGGCGGGCATAGACTTGCCTTGTATTCAGAATTAAATACTGGAGACATTACAGCAGTCGTGGCAGGAACGGGGTTGACAGGTGGCGCAACAAGTGGAAGTGCAACGGTCAGTTTATCTCACTTAGGAATTGAAAGTTTATCAGATCCCAACGCAGACAGAATTGTCTTTTGGGACGATTCAGCAGGAGCCTCACAATGGCTAACCGCTGGAACAGGGTTAAGTATATCAGGCACAACAATTGCAGTAGGTACACTAAACCAAGACACAACGGGTACAGCAGACAACGTTACAGTTTCTGCTAACAACAGTACAGACGAAACAGTTTATCCTCTCTTTGCAGATGGAGCAACAGGAAGTCAGGGAGTAGAATCAGATACAGGATTAACATATAATCCAAGCTCAGGTTTGCTAACTACTACATCAGTTGCAGCAGCATTGACAGGAAACGTTACTGGTAACGTAAGTGGATCTTCAGGATCAACTACGGGTAACGCAGCTACAGCTACAGCTTTAGCTACTGGCAGAACAATCCATGGAGTATCATTTGATGGTACAGCTAACATAGATTTAACTGAAGTAGTCCAAGATACTGTTGGAGCAATGGTTAGCTCAAATACTGAAAGTGGTATTACAGTAGCGTATGAAGACGGAGACGGAACTTTAGACTTTACAGTAGGAACACTTAATCAGAACACAACAGGAACAGCAGCTTCCTGGACAACGGCCAGAACATTATCCTTTACAGGTGATGTTACAGGTACAGGTTCAGTTGATGGCTCTGCAAATGTTGCAACAGCATTAACTATAGCAGCTAATAGTGTCGCCCTAGGAACTGATACAACAGGAAATTATATGACAGACGCGTCTGCAGGAACAGGTGTTACAATAACACATACTCCAGCAGAAGGTTCAACAGCAACAATAGCAATAGGACAAGCAGTAGCAACAGACTCTGATGTCACATTCGCAGATTTAACACTTAGTGGAGACTTAACAGTTAATGGTACAACATCAACTTTAGCTTCAACTAATTCACTTATTTCAGACGCGCTGATTGAACTAGCAAACGGCACATCAGGAACACCTGGTAATGATGCCGGTCTAGTTATAGAACGAGGTAGTGCAGATAATGCGTTCATCGGTTATGATGAAAGTGCAGATAAATTTACAGTAGGAACAGGGTCCTTTACGGGTGCAAGTACAGGTAATTTAACAATTACAACAGGCACCTTAGTAGCAAACTTAGAAGGAAACGTTACAGGAAATGTTACAGGTAATGCAGATACAGCAACAACAGCTACAACTGCAACAAATGTTACGGCTAGTGCTAACAATAGTACAGACGAAACAGTTTACCCTACATTCATAGACGGAGCAACAGGCGGACAAGGTATAGAAACAGATACAGGATTAACATATAATCCTAGCTCTGGTTTACTAACATCAACATTGTTTGCAGGAGCTTTGACTGGTAACGTAACAGGAAACGTAAGTGGATCTTCAGGATCTACCACAGGAAATGCAGCAACAGCAACAGCATTAGAAACAGCAAGAACAATTGGCGGAACATCATTTGATGGAACAGCCAATATAGCCGTTGGCTTAGCAGCTACGGCAACAGCGTTAGCAACAGCACGAACAATCCATGGAGTATCATTTGATGGTACTGCTAACATAGATTTAAGTGAGGTTGTAGCGGACACAGTAGGAGCTATGTTTAGTTCTAACACTGAAACAGGTATTACAGCAACTTATCAAGATGCTGATAATACAGTAGATTTAGTAGTAGGAACATTAAACCAAGATACTACAGGAAATGCAGCAACAGCAACAGCACTAGAAACAGCAAGAACTTTATCGTTTACAGGAGATGTAACAGGTACAGGTAGTTTTGATGGGACAGGTAACTTAGCAACTGCATTAACTATAGCAGCAAATAGTGTTGCTTTAGGAACAGATACGACAGGCAATTACATGGCGCAAGTAAGTGGAGGAAATGGTATTACTATTTCGCATTCACAGGGCGAAGGCTCAACTGCTACCATAACAGGAACAGCAATTTACAACGCAGCCGGTAGTTTACTGAACTAGGAGTTAGATTATGGCTTTAGCTAGTAGAACGGATCTACAAGATTATTGTCTAAGGAGACTTGGTGCTCCTGTGATTGAAATAAATGTGGATGAGCAACAAGTCTCGGATAGAGTCGATGATGCCATCCAATATTGGCAAGAATATCATTTCGACGGTGTTGAAAGGACTTATGTCAAGCACGCAATCACGGGATCCAAGGTCCACTTAACAACTAACGTAGCAGCAAACTTCCAAAAGAATGAAACAATAACAGGTGGTACCAGTGGTGGTGCCGCTAAGGTGTCCTCGGCTTCAGGCCAAGACATTACAATAGAAAAGATGACTACGGGGAGCCCTGCTTTTGTCGCAAGCGAACAAATAACTGGAAGTGAATCCGGATCGGTTGCAACATTACACCCCACCACTTTTTATACAGAGGGAGATATTGAAAAAGGATATGTCCCTATTAGTAATAATATATTAGGCATCACCAAAGTATTTAACTTTGGTGGCGCAGCGACTAACGTATCCAGAGATGGAGAACTGTTTGATTTAATGTATCAATTTAGAATGAACGACCTATATAACTTAATGGGAGCAGATATGATATATTATAGTGTGGTACAAAGTCATTTGACTACACTAGAAATGCTTTTAGCGGGCAGTAGGCAAATACGTTGGAACAGAAAAACAGATAGACTTTACATGGACACAGACTGGGACAAAACATTTAACCCCGGTGATTATTTAGTAGCAGAAGCATGGGCCTTACTAGACCCGTCATCATACCCAGAGGTATATGACGATATGTTTCTTAAGAAATACGCCACTGCTTTAATTAAAAGACAATGGGGCTCTAACATGAGTAAGTTCTCAGGAATTCAAATGCCAGGCGGTGTTACGCTGAATGGTGATCAAATATTTCAAGAGGCTGCACAGGAGATACAGCTAATAGAAGAACAGATGCAGAAAAGCTACGAACTTCCCCCACAATTTATGATAGGATAGTGAAACATGGCAACAAACTTTTATTTCCAATCAGGCCAAGGACAAGGACAAACAAACGAACAAAGATTAGTTGAAGACTTAATAATAGAAAGTCTTAAAATCTACGGCCACGATACTTATTACTTACCTAGGACACTAGTCAACAAAGATACGATCTTTGATGAAGACGAGCTGTCCAAATTTACACAAGCATATCCTATAGAAATGTATTTGGATAATGTAAATGGTTATGAGGGACAAGGAGATATATTTACAAGGTTTGGACTTGAAGTAAGAGATCAAGCAACCTTTGTAGTAGCAAAAAGACGTTGGGAAGACATGGTACTAACTACTGGAGGAGCGTTTACACAAACAACGAGACCTTCTGAAGGAGATTTAATATACTTTGATAAAACTAAGTCACTATTTGAAATCAAATATGTTGATTTCCAAAATCCATTCTATCAACTAAACCAAATTTATGTATTTAGATTAACTTGTGAACTGTTCGAATACAGTTCAGAGGATTTGGATACAGGTATTGCTAACATAGATACTATTGAAACAACATATACAACAGATATGTTGGAGTATCAATTACAATTAGAAGATGGTGGCCTTTGGCTTAAAGAAGATACAGGATCAATAATTAATGAAACATTCCAAACATCTAAACACGAGCCAATAGATAACTTAGACTTTGATAATGTTAATTTCCTCGAAGGTATATTAGACTTCAGTGAAAAGAATCCATTTGGAGAAATAGGTGTTTAAAGATCAAACATTTTATCATCAGCATATACGAAAAGCAATTATTGCTTTCGGAACGATATTCAATAATATTAATGTTGAACGTAAAAATAGTTCAGGAGCAGTAGCACAAACTCTTAGGGTGCCATTATCATACTCTACTAAGCAAAAATTTATGACAAGGATTGCTAGAGTTACAGGTACTGATACAAGAGGCGAAGTCGCTATAACATTACCTCGTATAGGTTTTGAAATACAAGGTCTTAACTATGATCCTAGTAGAAAGACAACAGTAATACAAAAGAACAAAGCCGTTGGTACTGGCGATGGAGCTAGTACAGTAAGAACAGCATTTAATTCTGCGCCATTCAACATGAATTTGGCCTTATATATATTTGCGAAGAACCAAGATGATGGATTACAAATTGTGGAACAAATACTTCCATACTTTAATCCAGACTTCAATGTTACAATAAACGATTTGCCCGAACTAAATATAAAACGGGATATAAAAATCACATTAGATAATGTTAATTATGAAGACGAATATGAAGGGGACTTTGCTAATAGGTTAAGTGTTGTATGGACTTTAAACTTTACAATGAGACTTAATTTTTATAGCAATGTAGAGAATGTTGGAATTATTAAGAAAGTTATTGCAGATATATACAATGACCCAACATTATCGCTAAACTTGGGTAACTTAAAAAGCAGCATAACTGCTTATGTTAATCCTGAAGATGCTAGCCCCCTAGATGCATATCAGTTTGTGGAGGAATTTGATGACAACTTCGAATAAGAATCCTTTTACCGATTTGGATAAGAAATTTAATACCAAAGAAGTTACAAAGGCACTAGAGAAAAATTTAAAAGTAAGAGAAGACGAAAGGAAGAAGCAACTTCCTGATGTAGCTATCTCTGATGAAGACAGACAAAAGCTTCTGGCTAAACAACAAGAAGAAGACTTCCAGTATGCTAGGTCAATACTAAAACAAGCAGAAGCATACAACGACGAAGCCATACAAGGCATATTACATATTGCCAGAAACAGTGACCAACCACGTGCATATGAAGTGGCTGGTGGACTGATTAAGAATTTACAAGACACTGCTAAAGACATGATAGATGTACAAGAAAGACAGAAACGTGTAACAGCAGACGATCCTTCAGTCAAAGGAAATGTTAAAACACAGAACAACTTATTTGTAGGCAGCACAAAAGAACTATTGAACGCTATCAAAGGAGAGATGGATCCTAAAGTAATAGACGTAGAACAAGATGACACAAGCAGAAGGGAATAGTTACCACGGTAATCCTAACCTTAAACCGTTAGCTTATCAGCACGACTTCACCAAAGAAGAAGTTGCAGAGTATATCAAATGTAAAAAAGATCCTAAGTATTTTATAGAAAAATATGTAAAGATAATTACTTTGGACAAAGGCTTACAACCATTCAAATTATATGATTGCCAAAGAGATAAAGTAGATGTTATAATGAATAATAGACGTGTTGTCTTAATGGAAGGAAGGCAACAAGGTAAAACGGTTACAGCAGCAGCGTGTATATTACACTATACAATCTTTGAAGAAGATAAAACAGTAGCTATAATGGCTAATAAGAGTGCAGCAGCAAGAGAAGTTCTAAACAGATACCAAATTATGTATGAAAACTTACCTTTATGGATGCAACAAGGTGTTAAGACATGGAACAAAGGTGACGTAGAACTAGAAAATAATAGTAAAGTATTAACAGCAGCGACAACAGCAGCAGCGATACGTGGTAAGTCTGTCAACTGGTTGTACATTGATGAGGCAGCAATCATACCTAATAATATAGCAGATGAATTTTTTACATCTGTTTATCCAACAATTTCAGCGGGAGAGACAACTAAAATACTATTAACCTCTACTCCGTTAGGATATAATCACTTCTGGAAGTTCTGGAATGAGTCCGTAAAAGGAGAGAACGGTTTTGAAAACATGTTCATTCCTTACTATGAGATACCAGGACGTGATGAGGCGTGGTTAGAAGAACAAAAACAATTACTTGGAGACGTTAAGTTTAACCAAGAAGTCTTGTGTGAGTTTTTAGGTTCAACTAATACGTTGATTAACTCACAAACTATAGGCGCCATGAGTACAAAAGATCCTATATTCCAAAACAATAATTTAGACATATACGAAGAGCCACTAGAGAATCATTACTACGCTATTACAGTTGATACAGCCAGGGGAATTGGCGGAGATTATTCCGCCTTTGTTGTTGCAGACATTACAGAAATGCCTTACAATATAGTAGCAAAGTATAAAGATAATAAAATCTCACCTATGTTATTTCCAGATGTCATTGGAAAGGTGGGAAAAGATTATAATGATGCATTCGTATTAGTAGAAGTTAATGATATAGGACAGCAAGTAGTAGAGATCCTACATCAAGAAATAGAATATGAAAACATTTGCAGTACGGTTACAGAACAAAACAGACAGTATGTTAGTCCAGGGTTTGGTAAATCCAGTAAACATGGTGTCACAACATCCAAACAAGTAAAAAGACAAGGGTGTTTTGCATTTAAATCTTTACTTGAAGAACAAAAAATGTTGATATTTGATGAGCATATAATACATGAGATATCAACATTTATAGAAAAGGGTAATACATATCAGGCAGACGTAGGATATCATGACGATTTAGTTATGTGTTGTGTATTGTTTGGTTGGTTATCTACACAAAATTTCTTTAAGGATATGTGTGATGTTAATACTAGAGAAGGATTATATAAACAACAAATGGGAGAGATAGAACATAACCTAACTCCTTATTTAAGAGACGACGGCCAAGAGCCAGAGTTTGAAGTAGTCAATGGAGACTTGTGGTTATTGGAAGATGATTACCACAAAAATTTACAGAATAAGATGAGAAAAATATCAGAAGCACATGCTAGAACCCTACCAGAACAACGTACACACAAGTAAAAAGAGCTGTACAGACAGAAAAACGGTTCTAAATAATATGATTTATAAATAGTTGGTGATGATAATAATTAAACTTGTGTCATTCATAAGATAAATAAACCGAGGAGAAAAACATGGCATTTCAGCTATCACCAGGTGTTCTCGTAACAGAGAGGGATCTAACAAGTGTTGTCCCAGCAGTAGCTTCTACAACAGGCGCTATCGTTATTGACGCACAATGGGGTCCTGCTAACGAGATCACAACAATTAGTTCTGAGAACAATCTAGTTGATACCTTTTTTGAACCCGACTCTACAGTATATCAGAGTTGGTTCACCGCCGCTAGTTTCTTGGCTTATGGTAATAATCTTAAAGTCGTTAGATCTATAGACGATACAACAGCATTGAACGCGGGTTCAACAGCAGGTGTATTGATCTCTAATGATTCCGATTATGAAAACAACCATAGCTCAGGACAAGGCACTAATGGTATGTGGGCAGCTAAACATCCAGGAGCTTTAGGTAATTCACTTAAAGTTTCATTCGCTGATTCAAGTAACTATGACACTAATTCAGTAGCATCGGCTACAGTTAGTGCAGGTGGTTCGAGCTACAGCTCAGCCCCTACAGTTGCTATTGCAGCACCAGGAGGTTCAGGTATTACAGCAACAGCTACAGCTACAATAAGTGGCGGAGCAGTTACAGCACTTGTAATAACGAATCCAGGTAATGGATATTCTAGCGCACCAGCAATTACATTCAGTGGCGGAGGCGGAACTGGCGCAGCAGCGACAGCCGTTTTAGCAACAGATTGGTCTTATAAAGACAACTTTACCCGTGCACCTTTAACATCCACATCAGCTGCAATCGTGTCAGGCTCAAATGATGAGCTACACGTTGTTGTTATTGATGAAGATGGATTATTTTCAGGAGCAGTAGGTACTATATTAGAAAAATATGAAGCAGTTTCCAAAGGTTCTGATGCGAAGACCCTTGAAGGCGGATCAAATTACTACAAGAATGTGATTAATGCACAGTCTAAGTATATCCGTTGGACAGATCAACCAGCAGCAGAGTCTACTTGGGGTACAGCTTTAGCAGGAACAGCATACACATCAGGATTTACAGCAGCAGAGTCTACTGACAGCCTGGCAGGTGGAGTTTCTGACAGCCCAGACAGCGGAGATGTACAAACATCTTACGCACTATTTGCAGACGCAGAATCACAAGATATAAATCTAGTGATGACAGCAGCATGGGGCAACACTGATTCGAAGTGGGTACAAGACAATATTGCTAAAGTCAGAAAAGACTGTATAGCATTTGTTTCACCACAACAGACATCGTGTGTAAACAACGCCGGTTCAGAAGTTACAAATATTTTAGCAGATAAAGGAGCTTTATCCGCCACATCATATAGTGTAATGGACGGGAACTGGAAATATCAATACGACAGATACAATGATGTATATAGATGGGTTCCATTAAACGGAGACATTGCAGGTCTATGTGTAAACGCAGACAGCACTAGAGATCCGTGGTACTCACCAGCAGGATACAACAGAGGACATATCAAGAACGCAGTAAAATTAGCGTTTAATCCTACAAAGGCAAACAGAGATGATATGTACCAAGATGGTGTCAACCCTGTTGTCAACAATCCAGGTAACGGAATCGTATTATTGGGGGACAAAACATTACTAGCAGCACCTTCAGCATTTAATAGAATTAATGTTAGAAGGCTATTCATTGTTATCGAAAAAGCAGTGTCAACAGCAGCTAAGTACCAATTGTTTGAATTTAACGACGCATTTACAAGAGCACAGTTTTCAAGTTTGCTTACACCATTCCTAAGAGGCGTTCAAGGACGCAGAGGAATATATGACTTCCAAGTTATATGTAACAGCAGCAATAACACAGGCGAAGTAATTGATAGAAACGAATTTGTCGCAGACATATTCATTAAACCTGCGAAGGCTATCAACTTTATACAGCTTAACTTTATTGCTACCCGTTCAGGTGTAGACTTTTCTGAAATTGGCGGTTAATGTATAAATAAGAGTAATAGGAGAAAAGAATGAATATTACACAATTTAAAGAACAGCTAGGTTCAGGCGGCGCGAGACCCAACCAATTCAAAGTAGAATTACTTTGGCCATCAGGATTGAATGGTACACCAAATGCGGACAAGCAACTCTTAGTTACAGGAGCAGCCCTACCGGCTTCAACTGTTAACCCTGCGATCATACAGTATCGTGGAAGAGAAGTTAAGCTAGCAGGCGAAAGGATATTTGATCCTTGGACCATTACAATAGCTAATGATAGTCAATTCAGTCTACGTACACCTTTTGAGCAGTGGATGGATAACATGAACTCTAAAGGTTTATCAGGAGGCGTTGGTGCCAATGAGGCAGAATGGTTAAGTCCTGAACAGTATTCAGCAGAGATGAAGGTCACACATTTAGATAGAAATGATGAAAACCTAATGACATACACATTGCATGACGCATTTCCAATAAACATGTCAGAAATTGCATTACAATATGCACAAAACGACATCATTGAGGAATTTACTGTTACATTTCAGTATCAATGGTATACAGTTAGCTAGTCTCTGGATAGGGTTAAAATATGGATTTATTTGGGTTTGAGATAAAACGTAAGGAGAAGCCACTTGGCGAAAAAAGCTTCGTGGCTCCTTCAGACGATGGTGCAGTAGAGTCAATTCGAGCAGGTGGGTACTACGGTACCTACATGGACTTAGAAGGCATTGCCCAAACTGAAGCAGAACTGATTAAACGGTATCGTGATATAGCCTTAATGGCAGATGTAGATACCGCCGTTGAAGATATAATCAACGAGTCAGTGGCACAGCTGGAGAACGAATCTCCAGTTGAAATTAACCTTGATGAAGTACAACTTTCAGCAAGTGTTAGGAAAAGGATGTCTGCAGAATTTGATGAAATTAAAAACATCCTGGACTTTAAGGATAGAGCCCAGGATTATTTTAGAAGATGGTATGTAGATGGTAGGATTTATTTCCATAAGGTAATAGATCTTGACAAACCTAAACAGGGTATAGTAGATATTAGATACATAGACCCTAGGAAGATTAGAAAGGTACGTGAAGTCAGTAAGGAAAAGAATCCTACTGGAGTCATGTTCGTTAAAGATGTTAATGAGTTTTTTATATATAATGATAAAGGCGTAACTCAAAAACCTGGAGCTTATGTAGCACCTGAAAATCAACAAGGGTTGAAGATAACAAAGGATGCTATAACATATGCCCCTAGTGGGTTAACTGATAGTGATAAAGGAATACCTTTATCGTATTTGCATAAGGCTATTAGGCCTGCAAATCAACTTCGTATGATGGAGAACGCAGTAGTAATTTATAGAATTACAAGGGCTCCTGAAAGACGAATATTTTATGTAGATGTTGGTAACTTGCCGAAGATGAAGGCAGAACAATATCTAAAAGACATTATGGATCGTTATCGTAACAAGTTAGTTTACGATGCTAATACAGGCGAGATCCGTGATGACAAGAAGTTTATGTCAATGTTGGAAGACTTCTGGTTACCCAGAAGAGAAGGCGGGACAGGAACACAGATTGATACATTGCCAGCAGGTCAAAACTTGGGGCAAATAGAAGACGTAGAATACTTTCAACGTAAACTATATCAATCGTTGAACATTCCTATCTCACGTTTGGAACAACAAGCTGGTATGAACTTTGGAAGAGCAGCTGAGATTAACAGAGATGAAATGAAGTTTACAAAATTCATCATCAAGTTAAGAAGGAAATTTGCTGTTATGTTAAGCGATCTATTAAAGACGCAATGTTTACTAAAAGGTGTTCTAACCGAAGACGATTGGAACATGATAAAAGATGATATAGAGTTTGAGTTTTCGACTGATGCTTACTATACAGAGTCTAAAGAACAAGAGATTTTGAGAAGTAGAGTAGAAGTATTAAACGGATTAGCAGCTTATATCGGAACATTTTTTAGTAAGCGTTACATACAAAAGAACGTTTTAATGCTAACAGATGATGACATTGATGAGATAGAAACAGAGTTGATGAATGAACCAACATATCAACGACAGTATCAATGGAGTCCACTGGCAGCAGTTGATCAAGCAGCCCCTAATGGAGCTGGTAATATAGAAGATGAGGTTCCAGGGGAAGGAAATCCCGTAGGACCTAATGGAGGAATGTAAAAATGGCAGAAGATTTAGATCAAAGTAAAGAAATTAAAGACATGTTAGACAACATGATCGCTGGTAAAGCGTCAGAAGTTCAAACAAACTTTAATGATTTAATGCAAGACAGGACAAACAATGCAATGGATGCAGCAAAGGTTGAAACAGCAAAACAGATGTTTCACCCACAAAGCGTAGCGCCCGAAGGCATTCCTGTAGAAGGTGAACCATTAGAATTGGTTGATATTGATACAACAACAGGTATGCCTGTTGAGACAAACGATGAGAACGTTTAAAGATTACAGGGAAGGGGTTATTACCGAGGCTCCTACCGATGGTGTTGCCAAAGGCTCACTTGAAGGCGATAAGCACATGTGCGCTAGTAAAATTTTCCACAAAGAGTGGAAAGAAGGCAAAACTATTATAGGTGAACATGCAGAACCAGATGCATATGGAAATATATCCTGGTATAGAGTTATGTTTGAACACGGTATAGAAAAAGTTGAAGTGGATGACAAGAACGTAAAGGTTCTTGAAGAGAATAAACATATTAACCACACGAATAAAAAGAAATATAACTTACCAACATAGGAAAACAAATGGCAGTCACAGTAAACAACTTAAAATTAACCCAAGTCCAGGGCGTGGTTAGTGTTAGGGGGACTGCAGCGACAGGAACAATTGCTTTAGCGACAACGTTAAAGAAGTCAACTGAAACGCAAAGCTCCCCAGCAGTAAACATTAAAGGACTTCATTGGACCTTATCAAGCGGAGCAAGTGCCAAAGTGCAAAGAAACTCCGTTGTTTTATATGAACTACATGAGAGTGGATCACAAGATTTCTACGGCTTTAGCGACAATTCAGAAAACACATCAAACATTGAAGTCGTAATAGCAGGCGGAGCAGGCGGTACAGTCATAATAGATTGTGCTAAAGTATCCGGATATGGTTCACAACAACATCAAGACGCACCATTAGACACTGACGATGCAGGAAGTGTGTATGACGGCGGATCATTAGGATAGGCCATGAGATTAATTAAAGAATTTAACGAGAGCATATCATACCTCACAGAAGAGAGTAAGGACCCGAAGAAACCTAACGTGTTTATCGAAGGTGTGTTCTTACAATCAGATTTAAAGAACAAAAACGGTCGTATATATCCTAGAGAGATTATGCAGCGAGAAGTAAATCGTTATGTTAAAGAGAATGTTTTAACAAAACGAGCTTATGGAGAGTTAGGACATCCTGACGGACCAACGGTTAATTTAGACCGTGTCTCGCACATGATAGTATCTCTTAAGGAAGACGGCAACAATTATATCGGTAGAGCGAAAGTCATGGACACGCCTATGGGTAAGATTGTAAAAGAACTCATTAGCGAAGGTGCTCAACTAGGTGTTAGTTCACGTGGTTTAGGCTCCCTCAAAGAGAGGAACGGCATTAACGAAGTACAAGATGACTTTATGTTAGCGACAGCAGCAGATATTGTTGCAGATCCTAGCGCCCCAGACGCTTTTGTAAGCGGCATTATGGAGGGTAAGGAATGGATTTTTGTTAATGGTAAATGGACAGAACAAGATATTGAAGAGGCTAGAGCCACTATTTCTGGTGCAAATTCAGCACATTTAGAAGAAGAAAAGCTCCAAGTCTTTAACAATTTCTTAGAAAAACTGTCCAAAATCTAATAGAAATCTGTATAAATATAAATAGTTTATTAGATTATATAAAAACTAGATAATCCGAAAATAAGGAGAGAAGAAATGGGAGTAGAATCCAAAATCAGAGAACTGCTTGAAGGTAAGTTGCAAGACGATACCGTAGCAGTTATAGATGAACAGGAAGCTGGCGATCGACAACCACCTATGCAAGGCGGTAGTTCAAGAGCTAACTTACCTACATCTTCCGCGGACCCACACCGTCCGTTGGACAAAACAGCTGGTGACAAAACTAATCCTTTACAAGGTAATTCCAATCCTAATCCTGAGCAGCAAGACCTTAGTGGTACTAGCAACCCAGAAGGTGGATTAACAAGCCCAGTAGGAAAGGCAGCTTCAGATAAAGCATCTAAGGCTCCTGGACTAGAAGGTGACGGTGCTGGTAAAGCACCTAACTACACAGATACTACGGACGCTCGTACAGTAGTTAACCAACCTAGCTCAGCAGGCAACAGAGGACCTGTTGGCGAGAGTGAAGAAGGTAGCGAAGGCGAAGAAACTTTAGAAGAAGTTATTGAGACTGAAGATGAAGTCGTAGCAGAAGAAGATACTGTTGAGGAAGCACCAAAGGAAGAAGAAGTAACAGCAGAGGCAGAAGAAGAAGTCGTCGCTGAAGAAACTGATGAAGAAGAGGAAGAATCTTCCGAAACACTTTTTGAAGAAGACATTGCTAACTTATTTGCCGACGAAGAGCATCTTTCAGAAGAATTCAAAACAAAAGCAGCCTCATTATTTGAGACTGTCGTTGTAGCTCGAGTCAATCAACAAATCGATTCTATTGAAGACGAACTTGTTGAGGAAGCCAATAAGGCTTTCGAAGAAGCTAAAGCAAAGCTAGTAGAAAACATTGACAAATATCTCAGTTATGTAACTGAGCAATGGATGTCAGAGAATGAACTAGCTGTTGAGAATGGTCTTAAGAATGAAATCACTGAGAGCTTTATTAAAGATCTTAAAGAGACATTCCAAAACCATTACATCGATGTTCCTGAAGAAAAATTCGATGTACTAACAACTCAACAAAAAGAAATAGACGAGTTAAAATCTAAGTTAGACGAAGAGATTAACAAGTCCGTTGAAATCAGCGAAGACAGGGAACAACTGCAAAAGGAAAGAGTATTCCGTTCCGTGGTTGACGATCTAGCTGAAACAGAGGTTGAAAAGTTTGCAACTCTAATCGCTGACGTAACTTACGACAACGAAGAGATGTACACTTCTAAACTAAATGTTATCAAGGAAAATTATTTTCCTAAAGCGAAAGCAGATGATAGCGATAAGCTAGAAGATAGCGTTGATCAGGGAACATTAGAAGACGGAACTGTGATGAGTAAATATGTACAAGGTATTTCTCAAGCGGTCAAGTTTTCCGATGTTAAAAATTAAAATTATTATAAATAATTAGGTTATAATAAATAACAAACGTAAAACAAGGAGAAACTGATGTATCTTTCAGAAGAACTACAGAAAAAGTGGCAGCCCGTATTGCAGCATCCTGATCTACAAGAGATCTCGGATCCTTACAAGCGTGCGGTTACGACAGTAGTGCTCGAAAATCAGGAGAAGGCTCTCCGTGAGGAGAAGGAAGCTCTTTTCGAGGCTACACACACAAACCAAACAGGTGCAGGCGTTGACAACTACGATCCGATATTAATATCGTTAGTTAGACGTGCTTTGCCTAACCTTATGGCTTATGACGTTTGTGGCGTACAACCTATGTCAGGCCCAACAGGTCTTATCTTCGCAATGAAGTCACACTATACCACAATGGCTGGTACAGAGGCTTTATTTAACGAAGCTGATACAGACTTTTCGGGTGCAGGAACACATGCTGGAGCTAATCCAGTAGATGGTACCTACACAACTGGCGCTGGTGTATCTACAAGCACAGCTGAAGGCTTCGGAGACTCAACTACACTTAATGAAATGGCGTTTTCAATCGAGAAGACAACTGTTACTGCTAAATCAAGAGCATTGAAAGCAGAATACACAGTTGAACTTGCACAAGATTTAAAAGCTGTTCATGGTTTAGATGCAGAATCCGAGCTAAGTAATATCCTTTCACAGGAAATACTTGCTGAAATTAACCGTGAGGTTATCAGAACTATTTACAAAGTAGCAAAAACAGGCTCAGCCTCAACTGCTACAGCTGGCACATTCGATTTAGATGTCGACAGTAACGGTAGGTGGTCTGTAGAAAGATTTAAAGGTCTATTGTTTAACATTGAACGAGATGCTAAC